GTACGAGGATGACTTCCGTGTGATCAGTTTTGACAAGGTCATAGAGAAGTACACAGACGACGACAACATTGACAGGATAGAGATGAGATTTCCATACCACAAGAAAGTGATACAACTGATACGTTGCATGAAAGACAAACGTGGCCTGCCAGGAATGTATGCCTTGTATGACGGTGAGAAGAAGAAGTGGACATTCCAACACAGTGACGTCACTGCCTACTACCTGACCTTGATCGCTGTGAGATATGATTTCAAGTTCGCAGACGACAGTCTGCTTGACGACTACGAAGAGATCAAAAAACAAGTGATGGGACATCGTAAACCCACAGCACGACTGGTCGGCGGAGAGGTTGTGTTAGACAACGCACCAGAATCTCTACAGGAATATTGGAATGAAAATCTAAAGGACAAACCAGTGTTGACACAAGTGGACTCACTGAAGAACTTCGACATATCAACCAAAGGAATCGATGTGCCAGCGGAGACCATGATAGGTCACAAGATAGCACACAACAATTATCACAAGTTATGGATTGATTCAACAGGATTCAGCAAGAAGGAGGTTGTCAAAGGATTACTAGAGTTGAACTGCTTTCCGTTGATAATGCCAGTGAGTGGAGACATACACATGGAAGACGACGTCAAAGATTTCTGGGAGTGGATGAATGCCTTCAAGGCTTATGGCATTGACCTTTTGAATGAATGCAGTTGGGGATTTGATGTCAAGGAACCAATCTACAAGAAGGACCTAGAACGTTTCAACAGTGAGAGGACCTATCTGTTGGACAACCAAAAATCAAAAGAGTTCTTCGAGAACTTATACGAATTGCATCAAATGAGCAAACAGTTCAAATTGATCAACGAACAAACGAAAATCATATTCGTTAGGAATAGAATACCAAGGGCACTGATAAAGAGCAAAGTGAAACCAAAAGCATCACTGGTCGGAATAGGCGGTGGTTACTATGCCACGGGCACAGACAACCTAAAAAGAATGCTTGAAAATCTTCCAAAAAAGTTGTATTATAGTGATCACCAACCGAGTAGTTGGGATTGGCATGATCACATAATAGTAAAACTTTAGAATGAGCAGTTGTAAACTAGTAATAAAAGATGAAGTGAACGTGAAGTTCGAGAACCTAAGCCTCGAATGGCGAAAGCGACTGTCCAATAAATTCAAATACGAGATACCATATGCGAGACATCTACCAGCAGTTAAGTTGGGCAGATGGGATGGCAAAGTAAGTTTCTTTGGGTTGGGTGGAACAACATATCTAAACCTGGTTGATCAGATACTTCCCATACTTGATGAGGGCGGTGTGTACATCGATGTTGATGATAGGAGAGAGCAACACAACTTTGAATTCAAACAAGTAGATAAGAATTACCTATCACACATCACATGGCCAGAGAATCATCCAGCCGCGGGACAACCCATAGAGTTGAGAGACTATCAAGTAGAAACAATCAACAAGTTCATAGAACATCCACAGAGCATACAGGAGATCGCCACTGGTGCAGGTAAGACCATAATCACAGCGGCCTTGTGCCAACTGGTCGAACCATACGGTCGTACACTGACAATAGTTCCAAACAAGAGCCTCGTCACACAGACAGAGGAGGACTTCCTTGCATGTAACTTGGACGTGGGTGTGTACTACGGCGACAGGAAAGAACTAGGAAGGTTCAATACAATAGCCACTTGGCAGTCATTGAACGTGCTTGAAAAGAAAAGCAAGGACGAACACACAACAGATTTCTTAGAAGCCATACAAGGCATTAACACAGTGATAATAGATGAGGTGCACATGGCCAAGGCAGATGTGCTAAAGAGATTGCTGACTGGTCCATTCGCACACTGTGGCATACGTTGGGGACTTACAGGAACTGTTCCAAAAGCAGATTACGAATTCATGGGATTGAAATGTAGCATAGGTGATGTATCCAACAGGATACAGGCAAGTGAACTACAAGACAAAGGTGTACTTGCAAACTGCCACGTGAATGTCCTGCAGACACAGGATCATCCACAATTCAAAACATACGGTGAGGAATTGAAATGGTTAACCACAGACAAGACTAGGATGAAATGGGTGGCTGACACAATCAAAGACATAGCAAGTTCAGGAAATACACTTATACTAGTAGACAGGATATCCGCAGGTGAGATATTAGAAGAGCAGATAGACAATGCGGTGTTTGTGTCTGGATCAACCAAAAACACAGATAGGAAAGAACAATATGATGAAATATCTACTGCAACGAATAAAGTTATTATCGCCACATATGGAGTTGCCGCTGTTGGCATTAATATTCCTAGGATTTTTAATCTTGTTCTCATAGAGCCAGGTAAGTCTTTCGTGAGAGTAATACAGAGCATAGGACGTGGAATCAGGAAAGCGGAAGACAAGGACAGCGTACAGATCTGGGATATCACCAGCAGTTGCAAGTTTGCGAAAAGACATTTAGGGGCAAGGAAAAAGTTTTACAAAGAAGCCAACTATCCGTTTAATATAGAAAAGGTGAATTATGAAAACAATTTTAATTAGTGGGTGTAGTTATAGCGAAATTTTTTCTCATGTAGACTTACAAGATTACATAAAGCAAAAATTTAATGTTGAAAAAATCGTTAATCTCAGTCGTGGTGGCAGTTCTGTCGACAGGCAAATTAAAGTTGCTATGGAGTGGTTATCTGACAATCCTTTTCCTGAATTAGTTTTGATGCCGTTGACACATATAGAACGGTACGATGATTCCGTAAGCAGTGAATTTAATCCGGGCATGGCATATGACGAGTCACTTTGTGTTTCTATGACTCCCTTTCCTAGTGAACAACAAATGAACCAAAGGTTCCCGTCTAGGGTGGACTTACACAGTGTAAATAATTTATTGAAGTACAAGACGTTGGTCTATAACAATACGTCAGCATTCAATAATTTTTTAACAAAAATTATAGCATTTTCGGGTTGGCTTCAAAGTAAGAAAATAAGACATCTAATGTTTAACATGTGCAATAAGTTTGAAGAACAACGATACTCACGAATCAAAAAACAACTTTTTTTAAAAAGAAACAAAAATGTTATTGATATCTACAATTTTATTGGTAATAAATTCATGCATGACAACTTAACAGATGACCTTAAGAATAACGAAAAAATAAGCACATTGGGTTTTTACTGTCATCATTATGGCAGTGAATCTAATAAACCGTTGATTGATTACTTAAATTCGTATATTATAAAACAAAGCATATGAAAATTCTTACATTAGACGATAGAACATACAAACTAGAGAAGATACCAGAATGGGTTGACGAAAATCTAAGATTTGCGGTGCTTGATAATTCGGATCCTGCTAATCCTGATTTCTTCTACATACCGTTGATATTCCTTGAGAGCTTCAATGCTCCCGCGGCAGTACTACAGATCGGAGAACACAGGATCAAGATGCCGTTGGATTGGAAAATGCTGATAGGTGAAGCAGGACAATCTGAGATGCATGTGTTACCAATCACAAGTCTGAACGACAGAGGATTTGATGCATTCACATTCAACCCGTTGTCAAGTCCCAAACCAGATTTCTATCCAATCGATGTAGTAGACATCTACACGGAAGTAAAATGGTATTTTCCAAAGATAAAGTCAGGACAGATGTTGGCTGTGCCGTTGAATAATGGCCCAAAACCCATGTGTGCCTACTTCGTCAAGGACATATCAAGGCAGTGTGAACAAGTGGACTATGGCTCTGTCTGGTAGAAAAACAATAACAATTGACGCACCAATCCTGATAACCAGCAATAAGATTGCTGTGTGGATGGACGAAGACTGGATGCACAATTTCTTTGACTTCGTGCGGAAACACAAATTTCAATTTTCAGGTTTACAACACAAGAACAAGAAACTAAAATTAACATTTGCAACAGCGAAAGATTGTACGATGTTCGCACTAAAATATGCCAGCAGAAAAAAATAGAAAATTTTTTGATCTAAGGAACGGACTAAAGGCCGTTGACTTCAGGAACAAGGACTACTTTGACAGGATCGACGACAAGGAGAAATCACTATACTCACCCTACATGCTGATGAGATACGTTTCCAGCGTGTCATCCAAGGATCCGTTCTATGTGGAACACTACATAGAGATGGTCAACGAGTGTGTGAACAAACACTGCTTCGCACTGGGCAAACACAAAAAACTGTTATGGATACTGACCGCCATGTGTGGTGCAGAGACACAGCAGTTCCATCCGTGGCTGAAACCCATGAAGCGTGTGCCCAACAAGAGTCTTAAAAAACTGCAGACCATATATCCGACCTGGAAGGAAGCAGACTTAGAGACACTAGACAAAGTGATAACGGACAGAGAACTAGAGGAATTGATAGAAGCACATGGCATCGACAAATAAATGCACATACTGTGGTAAGGAGTTCGCAAAGGAACGTACACTGCAAGTTCACTTGTGTGAACCCAAGAGAAGATATCTACAACGTGACGAGAAATGGGTGGTCAATGCGTTCATGGTGTTCCAGAGATTCTATCAGATACACCAACACAATTCAAAAACTAAGACATACGACGATTTCGTCAAGAGTTCATACTACAACGCATTCGTCAAGTTTGGCAGATTCATCATGCACATCAACCCCCTGTATCCAGACAAATACATAGACTACGTGCTACAGTCAAAAGTGAAATTAGATCATTGGGCCAGAGATGACCTCTACGAATTGTATTTGATAGAGGCACTGAAGTCAGAGCCCGTGGAGGCCGCACTACAGAGAAGCATAACCACAATGATGGACTGGGCCACGGAACAGAACGCACAATGGTCTGACTACTTCAGACTGGTGAACAAGAACAGAGCAGTGCAACACATACAGCAAGGCAAGATAAGTCCATGGCTGTTACTAGGTTGCAACGCAGGCAAGAGGATGTTAAAATCATTTAACGACGAACAATTACAGATGATAGAAAGATTCATAAACCCAAGTTTCTGGCCAAGCAAGTTGAAAAGTTATCCCGCTGATCACATGCTGGTGCAGGACACAGCAAGGGAGGCCAAGATTGTCTAAGATAGATCTAGAAGTGTCTGACAATTTGGAGTTTGATGAAGGCGACTGTGCTGTGATAATAAAAGAGGATGGATCCCTAGGAAGAGTGATAATGCCAAAAGTCAACAAGGACATATTGAAAACAGAAGGATACAGGAAATTGCTTGATGTGTTGGAAGTATTACAACCTGGATCACGTGATAAGATGATACAACATGCAGAGAAAGACAAAGGGAGTGTACACTAATGCCTGATGTAGACATAGATTTCTTCGATAGAGACAACACATTGAAATTATTCAAACACACTCCGGCATCAATAATCAAAGATGGCAAGAGTGAGAAACACAAGACGGGAGTTTACTTCCATGCAGTGCCAGAACACCCTGTGACAGGACACGCAAGTTTAGATTACAAGCAGGCAGAGGATCGAGGCTACTTCAAGATAGACTGCCTTAACGTGAACATATACAAGGACGTTAAATCAGAACAGGAGCTGGTTGAACTGATGATACAGGAACCTGACTGGGACATGTTGAAAGATCCAAAGATAGTGGAAAACCTATTCCATCTTAATGGACATTTCAATATAGTATCCAAACTGGAACCAAAGACCATAGAACAACTCGCGGCCGTGTTGGCAATAATAAGACCTGCCAAGAGACACCTAATGCACAAAGACTGGGTGGACATAATAAAAGAAGTGTGGATCAAACCTACAGACGGCTCGTATTTTTTCAAGAAGTCACATGCTGTGGCATATGCACAGGCCATAGTGGTACAGATGAATCTGATGAACAGAGCTAAATATAGTTTTGATGCACAATCAGAAACGTAAAAAAATAATCTCTAAAAAACGTAAGAAATCCAACACCGCTTCATCATTAACATCAGAGCTTGATTCTTATCAGCCTAATAATCCTTTGACAAAATATGTTGAGAAAGTTTGTGGTGTGAACAGTACAGATCCTACTAAGATTAAGTAGGTCTTCTCACTAATTGGATAGTTCTTCTTTTCACCCGTTTCTTTGAAATTTCAGAAAGTTTAACTGTTGGCCCATGAACTATCTCTACATCTTTAACGTTAAGAGTTATCAACGTTGAACGGAAATACCTGAACTCTCCCTTAAGGAATATGTTAATTGGTAATTTACGATTTGATTCGTGCCACCAAGTCTCGCCGCATTTTAGGAACTTCATCTTGTCCTGGGGCATCATCAGCCTGCCATAGTCATAGAAACTGATAACGTTGGCGTCCTCGTTCTGTACTATGCCCACATACTCCAAATCGCCCTTTCTGATCAGGCTTAGGAATGGGAACTTGTCCCTTAGAGTGTTAAAAATTTCGTTCATTCTATATCTATAAATACTGTTAAATATGTATTATGC